ATTCTAATTTAGAATCAGGAATAATTGGACTGAGAATAACAGCAGTAAAAGCTACCATTGACCAAATGGCTGTCCAAGCCATGTAACGCTGCTGTTTTTGTTTTCTATCCTGCCGTTCAGCTAGCTTATCATCTCTTTCAATCTGATGTAATTTTTCCATTGCAAGTAATTCTTTGTCAGTGACAACACCATCTTTATTGATGTCGGCTTCATTAAAATCAGATCCTGGCTCCAGTTTCTTTTGCTCCATTGTAATCCTCTACGATAATGGTTGCGATTTCTTTTGCACGATCATAACCAGAACGCAGAGAATTGGAGCGATGTCCATTCTCTACAAACCACTCTAGAGTATATATACTAGATCCACTGATCTCGTCAGGGAATCGAAAGTCAGACGTTACTTCTTCAAACTCAGTCCTTAAATTTAAGATATCAGTTATTTTTAGCAATGGCTTTCTCCAACTCTACAAACAGGTATTCTTTTAGATCATCTTCATTTGCTTGGTAGCGAATACCGATACCACCAGCATCATTCCATCGCTTAATATTTTCAGGTTTATCATCGATGAGAATATTCGGCTTTCCATCAAGCATGCTCCATGCATACTTAGGTTTATTGCTAGTAAAGATAAGTCGATCGATCGATGGCATCATGTTATGTTCTTCAAGCCACCGACGTTTCCAATAAGCAGAGTTGTCTCTATCACCACGAAGTGGAGAAGAACAAATGCCCCAATCACCTTTTGACACGATGTTGACGAAACTAATCAAACGTTTAGAAGTAGGGAACTCACTTAGCTGATAAAAAAAGTCAGTATCTTTCAAGGAACAGATTGTGACTTCTTTGTTGTGGATATCTTTCCAGTGCGATACACCGGTGAATTTTTCCAGACCACCAAAGAAATCAGCAATCACACCATCCATGTCGACATATATTGTCATGCAGCAATCCTTTCTTTTTCAATTGCTTCTCTAATAATTGATGAAGACTTATTGTGCATGACTTTAAGCCAGACATCTTTACCAAACTGTTCAAGCACAGCATCCATAACGATCTCACGATACCTAGGATGAATGCGATCTTCAATCCTCATCCAGTAGTGCTTGTCTTGCCTGATATTGTAGCGATAGACTTGTGCATGAGTTTGAATAGGTGGTCCAAACTTGAAGGTACTGAACCAGTTGTGCCTACGATTGCCAAGACCATTATTGAAAAGATCATGAACCAGATTAGTAGCACGACGGAAACGATCGAGTGCTTTGTTCTTTGACTGAGAAAACTCACACTTGCCTTGTGCTGGTATAAGAGTTTCCAATTCGAGCATTACCGTTTCCAGATCGCTCATTGTTCTGTCCATCCACATAGCCATTATGCTGCCTCCAGTTTATCGAAACCAAAACGAGAAATGATGTAGCGTTCGTCATTCCATTCAAGGATATCACCAATGGAAAGAGAATGCATTGAAGCAAAGCGGCTGATCTTTTCTTCAGGACCAATGTTGCCTACTTCGTATGCTTCATTGAGAGTTTGAACATCGAGTGTAGCCACATGCTCATACTTTTCCATGTGATCTTCTGGCTTAAATGCAGAAGAAACTTGCATGCCATAAGTAAACGTGACTGCGGGATGAAGTGGAGTTTGATCCACAATTTGAAAAACCTTAATCATACGCGATTCTCCTGATCTTCGATAAGTGCCAGTAGGCGCTTTGCCTTGTCATATGTCATGACATCAAAGTATGGTGTGCTACCATAATCTTTGACACGACGCATATGATCTTCCTTGACTTGTTGAGCAAGTTGCTGAGCTACGATCTTAAGCTCACCATACTTATAAGGATATCTTGCATTTTCAGATTTCATTAGGCTCTCCTCTTTTCTAATCATGTATCTATTATACCACGATTCTCGAAAAAGTAAACCCCTAAAATGCATTTTATTTAAATATTTTCACGCCAAAAAAGATTTAGCATTCTTTTTTGCCATGCTTCTTCGAACCCATCAGCTCGAAGGTAAGCCTCTTCATTCCACCACAATCTTTTTACGTAACCAGGATAAGCAGATTCAATAGTCCGGTCATCTGGAAGATAGCCTTTGACCATCCAGAACACACGAGCTTTATCTTTGAACTCAGTGGAAGAGTTGCCGCCTATCATATTCTTCTTTCGTGGCAAGTAATAGATCTACATAATTATCTCTGTGTTCTTTGAATACCAGAGGCTCATGGTTATCTACATCCATTACAATAACTGTATTGGTGATTGGCATGCCAGTTCTTTCTTCAAACATAATAGCATAGCCAGTCATTTGTGCAAAGTAATTTGGAATCTTCTCTTTTGTCTTTGGCCAACGAGATGTTTTAAAATCTACGATGGAAGGTACCCCATCAAACTCTGCTACACAATCAACACGACCAGCCAGCCCAAGATGACGACTGTAAAGAGGAGTCTCGAGACCAAAGATTTTCCCGATAGATTTATCAAGGATAGGCCGAACGTTTTCCAAGCTTTGCCGTATATGCGGTAAAAAGTCAGTAGTGCTTTCATTTAATAAATACTTCTCTATGATAGAGTGGACCATTGTTCCACGACTGGAGGCACGATGGCCAATTCGGTTTGCTTCTTCTTCTCCTACGCGTTTACGCCATGCAGCAATCGCTTCTTCATTTAGAAGTGAAAGAACAGTAGTAATACTAGGATAGCTACCCCCATCAGGAACATTATAAGTTCTGCCTTTAGAAGTAGTTGTGGCCACCAAGTCTTCATAGCCGAGATCAATTGTTTCATGTATAAACTCCACTATCTCATTCCTAACATTTCTTTTGTCATAATGTAATCACGAAGGAAGTCAGATCTAACAATGTCATCCCATCCAAATTGAACTGTAGTAAAATCTTTTAGTTGATCTACAATTCTCATGAATTTTACAACGCCGTCTCTTTCACCGCCTTCTTTAAAATCTGATTGTAGATAATCACCTGCAAAAATAACTCTGCAATTATTTCCAATACGAGTCATAACAGAATCGAGTTCATGGAAATTTAGATTCTGCATCTCATCTACAATCACTACAGAATTATCTATAGTAATTCCACGAATGAAAGACGTAGTAAGAAACTCAAGTTGATTACACCTCACCATTCTTTTGTAAGGTTGGTCGCCACCAAGTACTTCCTCTACAATCGCCTTGTATGGTGTTTCAAATACTTCTTTCTTTTCTTCGACAGTGCCGGGTAAGAATCCCATTTCACGAGTAGGAACAACTGAACGAAAGATTGTAATCTTTTCCTGTGGCGTTTGTTTATCTGTCACAGTTTCCATCGCAAGATACATAGCTAAAAATGTTTTGCCAGTACCCGCAGTTCCAACTAGTGCTAAGTTATCACCATCATCCCAAGAATCAAATGCAATCTTTTGATTATCAGTTAGAGGTTCATACTCATATAATTCATCTTGTTTAACAGCTGATGTCTTCATACTACTTTAATCGTGTTGTTTTTACCAGAACCTTTTTTAATTTGCTTCAGCTTATCCCTAAAGCCGTCTGGTACTTTACTATGCAAACCACCTACACCAGTTACAATCTTTGGTGCTGTCAATACTCGTACGACGTCAGGTTGTTCGTCAAGCATTACTTGCAAATCATCATAAGAACAATTAACATCGAACTCAATGTTGTCTTTAATATTTTTAAGCGTATACGTCGGCATACTTAAACCACTCCGGCACTGAACGCTTTGACCAGACCATATTGAAACGATGTTGCTTTGTTTGATAGAATGCTTGGTAAGCTTTGACTGGATCGCCAAGTGCAATACATTCTGGATTAGACTTCATAGCAAGTTCAAATGGTGTTTGATCTCCACGTGGAATATTTTCTGGCAAGTGACAAAGGATATCGCGCAAGTCTTTATCGCATTTGTGTATCTTACCATATCGATATGTATACTCGTCACAAAGAGCTGTGAAATGCTTGTAGTGCCAGAAGTAATTGTCACTACTTACCATTGTCCATTTCGTACATGGATGACCGGTGTGGACAGCTTTGTGGAGAATGTTTTCCCAATTGTGATTAGGATGTACCCAATACTTGACCATCGTCTTACCAGACTTTGATGGTCGGCGAGTTGGTTCGCCATCGAGAATACGATGAGCCGTGGACATCATTTGTGCAGATTCCACAACCATTTTAGGTACGTGCTTGTCGCACTGCAGTTGAGCAGCAACAACTGGATCTTTGTCTAGAATAAATAAATTCATAATGAAATATCCCTGTCAATATCGATATAGTAATTATACCAAATTGACAGGGACATGTACACTCCTATATTTTACTTTAAGTTGAATATCTAACCTCAGCGATTCGACGTTTCACGAAATCTTGTTTTCGAAGTATCTTTCTCATTCTATCAAGGTTTCCCTTTTTCTCAAGTTTCTTTGCATAGATTTCTAATTCAGTTGCGTCTTTTTTAAGTCTTTCAAGCTGAGCTAATACCATGTGTACGTTTCTCCAGGGTTAATGTTTAAAACCCTAGTCTCTCAGTAATCCAGGAAATGCCTCCTCTACGATTGGTCTAGAGAGACCAACGGGTTTCTCTTTATTAATCATAGCAATAACGAGCTCTGCATCTCTTGGATGCACGCCTTCGATCAAACCGATAAAAATATTTTCGCGTTTAAACGCAGGAAGCTTATCACCTTTGCCTCCTTTTACGAAGTATGCAAACTGTTTGTTTTCTCTAAGGAGATTAGAAGGATGAGATTGAGCTTCGGCGGGTGTGTAAGGCGGGTTGCCGCCAGGCAGATTCCATTGTACTGTGGAATCCATAGATCCTCTAAGAATATCTTTCAATGCCCAACTCTCGTTGTCTTGCAAGACTTTTACCTTCTGCGCTTTGTGTCTTTTCTTGGCAGCTTCTTCAAGAACTTCATAAACATACTGCTTCATTAAATAAACTCCTGTGCACTTTCAATCAAGCGATTCATCCTGTTAGCAACAAGGTAAGGAAAAACCTTTCCCTTGTTGTGCCAAGGATCTTGTTCTTCAAAATTATTTATAATGGAATTCTTAAGATCTTGTGGCGTTTTTGTCAAATCAATGAGAGTTTCATTGCGACAATAGTTACGATACCAAGATGCTGCATACAGAAGTTCGCCTTCAGATAGATCTTGAAGAATGGCTTCTTTCTTTTTCTTTGACAGCGGTGTTTGCCTACGACCTTCTACCAGTGTATCATCATCTGACAGTACGTTAGGAACACCGTCTCCGGTATCGCCTTGAAGAATCTTGAGCTTGAGATTCTGACGTGGATGAGTTTCTTCGACATACTTCTTAGTCATAGGAGAGAACTGAGAAACATTGTCAAACTTTTGCAATTGTTTGAAGTCACCGTCGGACGATACAATCATGACCGGTTCGAAGTTACCAAAGTCTTGAGTACGTTCAACCAGAGTACCGATTACGTCGTCAGCCTCACAACCTTCAAGGTGAATTACTTTGTAAGGAAAGTTTTCACGAAGCTCGTCTTTGATTTTATGCATGATACGAAATGCTTCGTTCCAATCAAAGGTAGACTCGTCACGGCCTTTACGACGATTGGCTTTGTATTGAGGAAAGTAACCACGGCGCCAGTTGTTAGCACCGTCACAAGCCAAAACCATTTGACCATAATTGTCTTTGAACTTCTTGTTGTACATACGAAGAGAGTTGAGAGTCATATGGCGAATCATACGTTCGTCATTTTGTTTGTTGATAAGAATAGTAGCAAGACAGATGCCACTGAAGTCAACTAGAATCATAATGTAAATCCTTTGCAATTGTAGTATTATTATACAACAGAAACACCGGAATGTAAACTACTTTTTTATATGACGGGAATGTATTTTGCATCCAATAAATTCATTGAAGTATTCGTCTGAAAGTAAAACGTCGTACTGAAACTGTAGCTTAGCTTCATAGTACGACATCTCACCTTTTGTTTTACAAAGATATAGGATTTCTTTTTTAAATTTGTCTAAGCCTCGAGATTCAATAAGGGTAATAACTTTCTCGCTCGAGCCCGCGTATTCTCTCCAGTCGCTCTCGACACGCGTACGTACTCTTCTCTTACGCTTCTTCGTGATCGGCAATGTCTTTGGTTTCCAGAAGTTCTTCTTTCCAATATACTTTTTGTTGGTGTCGATCTCGGTGATAAGATAGACAAAGCCCTGGAATTCTTCGGGTGTTGTGTCAAAGGGTTCATTATTGTAATACCACATGAAGATATTTATTCATCATCTTCCCAATCATATTGTTCAAGCTTTTCTTCTGCTTCGGCTCGTCTTCCACAGATTGGACAAAATTCTGGTGGTTCGTAACTAAAGACTGCAGTTGTATTACCACACTCATTGCACTCCATGACGTATTCAATCATCCTTGATCCTTTCGAGGATTTCTTGTTTTCTTTTATCAGTCGCGGCAAGCCATTCACGAATCTCTTCGCTTGACCTGCCGCAACCTACACAGTAGTTATCTGTCAATGTGCAGATTTTTACACATGGACTAGAAATCGATTTCACAAGCACCACCAGCACAGGCTGCGGCACCAAGCGTATCAACGTCGGTATATTTCTTTTCAGTAATATCCTCAGCCCAATCGACTTGTTGCAAGTTAGCTTGAATTTTTTTCCATTTATGAAGAAGATAAGCATCCTTTAAACAATATTCTGCTTTCTTCATATCACCATTCAAATAGTTATCAGCAAAGTTGTGGAAACGACGAACCCAATCTTTTTTCATTGCAGTAGAGGAATCGTCAAGAGTTAAATCTTCTCCATATCCTTGTGCTGTTGAACACGCATTCCACAAGTTATCAAAAGTCTTAAGGCCATCAACTACCATACCCGATGCAAACACCGCGGCAGTACTATATTTCTTTACCATTTCTTCTGCGGTAATGACTGCTGTGTTCGGTGCCTGGTTAAAGTCTTTGTCTCCCATCATTGACAAGAACGAGATACCAGCAAATGAATGTCTGTTTTCAAATACGTATTTTTCAACTTCATCCCAATCATCGACCAGAATAGTATTGGAAACATTATGTCTTATTCCTTTGTCTGCACACAGGTCTTCATTTGTACCGGCATTCACCCAATGCTTTTGAGCTTTTGCAACAAGTTCAAGGTGTTTAACTCCAATAATATCATCTTTAATAATTGAATCTTTGTTAGGAATGATTGGAAACGACACAACGACATCAGTACCATTAGCAGACCATACAGATTCTTCAACCATCCAAGGATTAGATTTCATAATCGCTTGAGTAATTTCAGATTCTTTATTCATCTGCACGTTACGAATGTACATTCCTGAGTGCTCAGCATGAATGCCAGATGCGGTTTGTAGAAGAACTGATGCATTACCACTAGGCTTAACACAAGTAGTGCGAGCAGCTGGATTGATGCCCAGGATAGTTGCCACTTCTTTATTAACTTCTTTAACAATCTTTGCTCCCTTCTCAAGGATCTTATCATTAAACAGAATGCTAGGATTGTTCATCCAGCCAGTAATAGAAACTCCAAGCAGGGCTTCTCTATCAAAGATCTTCTTGGAAGTATCTGAGAGAAATTTGAAGTCAGTATACCCTGCCTGGAGTGTACCGAGGATAGACGCTGCTCTACAGGCCTGATAGAAGTCTTCCGCGGTATTGCACTTACCTCCATTGATTTCAGTCAGGTTGCAACCTTGCCAACCCGACTGGCCATCAATCTGTGGATACATACCAATCTCAACACATGGATTAGTTGTATGCTCAGTTGATTCAACGAAGACGAAACCAGGCTCGCCAAACTGTTTAACAGATTCCATAATCTTGCCAAACTGATCTGCTGTTGTTTTGTCTCTTACAATAACAGCAGAGTTGTTTGAGCGAGCTCTTTGTGGATTTTCCATAAACCAATTGCCAGTCTTGGCATTCATCATTTCCTCATCATCTGGTGAGAAAAGACAAATAGTCGCTGAACGGCGGACACCGCCAGACAATACAGCATCTGCTGCATGCATAGTAATGTCATAAACATTAATTGGTTTAAGTGGAATTGATTCTTTCGAATCGAGTACAATACCTTGAAGTAGGTGTTCGATTTTGTCGAGTGAACGACGTAAGCCTTCTGGCCCGGGCGCCTTGAATCCACCAGAGATTTTAGCACCTTTCGGCCTGATTTGAGAAAGGTCGAAGAAAACTCTCCGACCTGCATATTCTGGATATTTTCCGCCATCGACAAAGTACGATGCCATAAGAACGTCAAGTGCAGAGGCCCAACCTTCAATTGAGTCTTCTACAACAAATCCTTTAGCTTGCTTTGATCTTGGCTGGATGTGAGGAAGTTTTTCAACATGGTGTTTTTGTACAGAAAACCCTGCACCAGCACCACACAATAGAATGTAAAACACTTCACCAAAAAAATCTGGACGATCCACATAAGATGACGTACAGTTATACATACGCATCTGATGCTTCATCAGTTGTTCACCACCGAATTGTAAAGCACGCTGTGCACCAAGAACACGTTGTTCTTTATATGCCTGACGAGCTTCTTCCATATAAGGAGCTAATTCATTATTCTTTTCATTGTATGTGTTTTCATGCATCCCAATAACACGATCAACTGCTTCATTCCAGCTTTCGTAACGGCCTTGATCTTCAATGTATCGGGAATAACCTTCGTAAAATTTCGTTTCGGACAAAAATTTCCTAGTGTCAACATTCGCTGTTGCCATCTTACTACCTCATATAGCTTGTTTTTTATTTTGGTGATAGTATTATATATCAAAACGCAGTTTTTGTAAACCGCGTTTTGTATAGTTTTATGATATATTTTTTGAAATTAAGTGAAATGTTTTTCTAACATTTCGATTCGATCTTCGGCCGCGGCCATCTTATCGAGTTCTTCTTGAATAGCTTCTACAATATCAGAATGTTCTCCAATACCAACACTCTGATTCATGTAGACCATGATGTTTGTTTTGGCTCTTTCGAGCTCTCCTTCAGCATGCATACGTGCTGCTTTGACTAATTGTTCTTTCATTTTCTACGTGCCTTTTCAATTGCTCTAGATCCAAACCAGAATGAAATGATTGCCGCAAAGATTGCTTTTGTTTCTTCATCCCATAGTAGTTGAATCGCTTCATTAAATGGTGTGCCCATTTCGATTGCATTCATCAAAAGAGTAATTTCAATTGTAGCAAAAAGTCCAAAGAATGCATAAGTGATGACGGGTCTAACTGACTTTTGAAGACCAGAGATAATCCCTGATCCTTTGTTAATTGAAATATCATGTTGAATCAACCTTTCGTGCTCTTTATCGGCACCCATTGTTTCATACATTTTAATATCAAAATCATAGCCTTCCTTACGAAGTTCGGCATGCATTCTCATTTTGTCCAGCTCATGTTTGCGATCTTCTTTCGATGCAAAATGATCTGTGATTGCAGGGACTGCTGAGCCAGCAAATCCAAGCAATGATCCTAATAATGATAACATAATCTTATATCCTTTTTAATATTAATCAGTCTTCCCAACGTGGACCAGTAGCTTCTGATTCACTACCGCCTGATTGTACGATGGTAGTTGTTGTTGCTAATCCGATAGATGCATTTTGATAAAAATCCGGATTTTTGCCAATTCTTTTATCCATCGTAATTGCTGGACTTACAAAATCAAAGTTAGGAAAAGTTGTAGCAGAATCAAGTGGTAAAACCCCATGCCAACTAGTTGTTAAATCATTAGTACCACCAGTTGGTCCAATGGTTGTATATTTAGAGAGTGCTTGACTAGCCATTAGTCTTCTCGCCTAATTACCCATGCGCCATGCGCACTAATCGGAAAATATTGATATTTAGAACCATCAATATCAGCGCTGTCTCCCCAGAATCCAGCACCGCCCGGTGCCCAATAAACACCTGCTTTTTTAGACATATCACATATATTACCACCCATCGGCGACCAGTCCATAATAGTGGGATGTAGAGTAAGAGTATTGTTTCCGTTTGAATCAAAAACTTTTGTGTTGCCAAAAGCCATATTGGTAACGCTAGTATTATCAACGTTAGTGCTGTTCTGCTCGAAAGAGATGT